TTCAACTAATGATTTCTTTTCTGCCATTTCGTTTTTTATTATATAAATATGTTAATTTTTCAAAAAAAATTTTTTTGTATATAATACAACACAAAAAAATATATTTTATATAATATAAATATGATGTTTTGACAAAAAAAATAAGGATAACCCATTTTTTTGGATTATCCTTATCAAAATTATTGATGAATTATTTACTCTATTACTTCATCAATTTTACTTTCAACAATTGCTGTAATTCGCCAATCAGTTGTGTAATGTTCATAAATCTTGGTTATTTTAGCTTCAACATCAGTTGGGGTATATCCCATAACCAATTTTTCAAGTTTGATTTTTTTAACCTTACCAGTTTCATCATCAACAAAATCTTCAGCGATTTTTGCAACAAAATATTTTTGTCCATCTTCCATAATTCTAGAATTTTTTTTAAATATTAATTAATGTCCTAAATAATCGTTTAATCTTTTCATTAAGTCAAGTGATTTATTACCAGTTTGACCAACGTTTCTTTCAACAGACATTTTTTTATCATCATCTAAATTTTCATCTAAACTTGCTCTATCTTCTTTATTTAAAAAAAGATATGCCCCAGGTGTAGACGGCGAAGATACCAAATCAAAACAAATTAATTCAAAATCATCTTGAACTTCGTTTTGTTCCCCAACTTTTTTTAATGAACCAACTCCACGAGAAGATATACCAAGAGTAACACCTTGTCTTAGATAGTTTGCCGCCATATCACCTTTTGTTGATACAATTCCTCTCTCGTGAAATCCTGGACTTGTTAATAACTTTAATTTACCCATTAAAACTGGTCCTTCCCACCATACCTCAGTAATTAAATGTGAAGCCCTATCTAGGTCAATTAGAGATGATTCTGGGTGGTTTAATTCGGATAAAGATGTTCCTTTTTGAATCATCTTTTTATAATTCTCTGCTTCTCTTTTTAATATTCTCTCAGGATAGATTCTACCATTCCTATTTGGTGTATTGTATTTTTGTAATACAGCATAAAATTCAAATGGTTTGGAGTAATCTAAATAAGATTTTTGTTCTAATATAAATGAATTATGTTCAGTTCTTGGAGATACCCAACCATCATTCTCAATTAATATTCCTTTACCTAATTCACCTGGATTTAAAATTCTTAAGTTCATTTTGTGATTTTTATTAATAAATATTTATGTTTTTATATTTATTAACTCATCACTCTTTTTAGTTAGACTAAAACTGAAATAATAATTGTTGGTAAGATTTTCTTGGATAATTTTTTTTGTTAAATTTTTTAAAAATTCCTTAACATTGTTTGACTTAAAATCTATATCTTTTTGATTTAAGAAAAAATTAATCTCAAGATTAAGAAAAGATTTTTTATCCATTTGCAATCCACTAGACCTTAAATCCAAATCGACTATAAAATTTTTTTCAAATAATTCAGTATTTATATTATTGTAAATTGTGTGTTTGACTTTTCTTGATAAATTCAATGTAACACGATTCCAATTTTCAAGTTCAAGTTGAGGTTCAACCCAAGTTTGTATGTTGAGATACATTGATTTAAGTTCAATAGAATCAACAGTTCCGTATAAAATCTTTGCAGTTTTAAATCCTTGGATTTTTGAAGTTTTTCCTTTTTTCATTCATAAAATATTTTTTTGTTTATTTTTGAATAAAAAATAAGTAAAATTTGAATAAATGTCAAAAAAACCAAATTATGTTAATTATAAAAATAGACAACAAAACCCCAATTGAAAAAGCACTTAAACTCTTTAAGAGTAAAGTGATTAAAACTAAATTAATGACTGAATTGAAACAGAGAAAAGAATATACCAAAAAGTCTATCAAACGTAGAGACGAAGTTAAAAAAGCGGTTTATTCCCAAAAAACAAAAAAAGAAGATTAAAGGCTTTCGTTCAGATTTTTTAATTTGAAATAAGTCAATTTATCAAACTTCTCCTCTTTTAGTTTTGATATGGTTTCATCAATTCTTATTGATGTATCAGAATCCGATTCTAATTTATGGTTATTTAATTTTGTTAATACTTCAAGTTTTGTTGATTCATAACTCTCTTTCATAATCTTTTCATCTTGAGACAAGAATCTTACTAGTTCACTCTTATCACTTTCATTTAAATTTTCAATATAAGACAAAATAGATTTATTAGCTAATTTAATCATTGAACTAATTGGTAAATTAATTACCTCCTTAGTTTCTTCTTTTTTAATTAATGATTCCGCAATTATTTTTTTATTGATAACTTTATTTTCTAGTGTTAGGATATTGGTTGAAAACAATTTATCAATATTTTCATATTGGTTTTCAGTCTCAATACCATTTAACCAATAGTCCAACTTTTTATAGTCAATTGGTTTTAATTTATTGATAGTATTTTCATATATAGTAATTGATTGATTGATGTAATCATCAACAATGTTTTTATCCATATTTCTTTTTGTAGTTAATTCATCATATAAATAAAAAAGTTTACTAAGGTTTTTGTTCTCCAAAATATTCTTTTTAAAGAATTTCATTTCCACTTTAAAATGTTCATCATTCTTGAATGATTCTGATAATACGTAATCTATTTTTGATTTAATAATTCCAAATTTCATATTCATTTTTTATTATAAATATTACCCATTTAAAAGTTTATTTAAATGAACCTCCATTTCACCTAAGAAATTTTTTCCTTTTGATAAATCAATGAAAGTTTCATCATCTAATAACCCATCAGATTCCAATAATATTTTCAAATTATCTTTCTTTTCATTTTCAGGTAATCCCATTGGTGCTCCTCCATCAGGTGGTGGTGGTGCTCCTCCATCAGGTGGAGGGGGAGCTCCGCCAGCTGATGTTGTACTACCACTTTTTTGAGTATATAATTTATCAATATTATCAAATATACCAGTTTTAGTAATAATCGTTGCAGTATTATTTAATTCGGCCCCAACAGCTCTTTCAATACGTTGTTGTAATAAGTCATTTTTAATTTCCTCTTCAGAGAAACCTAATACATGTTTCTTTGCCCAAGTATGTGATGTTGGAGCGGTACCATCTTGTAATGCCGTAACAGATTCTTTATATACCGCAATTTTTTCTTTCCAAACCTCAATACCCAATAAATCAGCTTGTTTTGATGGATTTGTTAACCCTAATGTAAAATTATTCAACTCATCTTCAAATCCCAACAAAAATAAATGTATAATGGCAATTTTATTTAATTCGGCAATCATTGACTTCTGAATCTTATTAATTGTTCGTGAAAAACGAATATCAATTAAAGATAAATTCTTACCATCACCAACTGGTTCTTCAAAACCTAAAAATGCTTTAGGCACACGTAATGCCGTTAATAGTTTCTTTTGGATATATTCAATATCAGCAATTTCACCTAAGTTGGTACCACCAGGCAATGTTTCAATTGGACTTGCTTGAGCAGGGTCACGAACTGGAATAAAATAATCTTGGTCTACCGCCATTTGATTGAACCTCATATCAACATTACCTGATTGAGAATCAACTACTTGACTACGTTTAAATTTGTTAGCAACACGTTGTACATATGGTTCAACATCTTTATCGTCCATATTACCCACAAATACTTTAAATACTCTTCTTTCAGGGGCTCTTGATGTTCTATATATTAACATTGCATCTTCAGCCAATAATAATTGTTTCCAAATACGTCTTGCCTTCTCCAACATTGATGTACCATAAGGTAACTTTCTATCATCTCCTAATAATCTAAAGTGAGCAATCTCCCAAGAATTAAATTCCATATCTTTGACTTTCCATTTAAATCTTAGTCCTTTGTTTTCTGAGGGTTCTTCAACATTTTGTCTTGTCGCTTGAGCGGGTATACCTCGTTCAAAACGTTCAATTTCAATGTTTGGCAATTGCATACAACCAACAATCCCTTTATCAGGGTCAAGTTTAAGATAAACAAAATTATCGCCATACTTACAAGTATTTCTAGTCCACATTGGTAAATTAGTATTTATATCCAATGAGTTATTAAATAAATCAGCCAAAATACCTTTTATCCTTTTTGATTCTGAATAGATTTGTAACATAAACCCATCTTGATTTACAGTAGTGGATTCTTCCCCATATATGTCTAAAGCTGTTGATATTTCTGGGGTAAACTCCATAGATTCATAATCATAGAAAGAAGCCAATCTAGTTGGTTCATAATATATTGCTTGAGTATAAAGATTACTTTCAATCTTTGTCCACTGATTACCTAGGTAATAAGTTTGTTGAGCTTGTAATAATTCTTTTTCGTACTCTTGTTTTGATGTTGTACGTAATAATTCTTTCTTATCAAACTTATATGTCGGATAATCTTGATTTAATAATGCGTTAGGCCCAAAGGCCTTAGACAACCTTTGCCATACTGTTAAATTCATATCATTTTGTTCCATAAATCTAATTTAATTGATTAGCGAGATAATTAAAGAGTTAATTATTCCCTTTAATTTTGGTAGTTTTGATTTCTAATTTGTCTGGTATTTGTATCTTAGAGGTTATAATACCTTGATTAGGTACTAATACTTTTGAATCTATAATTTTACCTGATTTTTTTCTGTCAACTAGTCCCATAATGTTTTTATTTTATAAATATTATCTTCTTTGGTTTCCAAATAACCAAGAGTATTTCATATAATCATCCTTTGAAACATTTTGATTCCTTTGTTGTAATCTATCGTGATTAAATGGCATTACTGGATTAAAGTCCAATTGTTTTCCCATATTTTCATTGTTGGATACAGCCCAAGATTCCAACATTGCCTTTGTTTGTTCAGTGACTTTTTCTAAACTGCTAAAAGATGATTCTGCAACATAAGTCGCCATTGCAATTGACATTATTAAGTCATCGTGTTGTCCTTTTTGGTGGTCAGGTCTTCCATTGACATAAACAAAGGTGTTCATCTCATCAAATAACCTTGAACTATATATCTTAAATTCATGTCTCATTGCTTCCTCAAATGATGCAATTATCTGAACACGTTTGTTATTGAAATTTAATCCAGGGATTTTATCCAATGCCTTAGGGTCATACTTCCATTTGTTAGCTAAATCAACCCCATCAACATATAAATTTTTATAACCCAACTCTTGTAACTTCCTTGATGTTGAAACTCCCATACCACCAGTTATATCTATTACAATAAAACAATTATACATATTACCCCACTTATAACATATTTCAGCCATTGTATCTGGAGGTAATTTCCCAACATATTCTGCAACTTGTTCTCTTGTATCAAAATCAATAATTTGGAAAGAACTAAAGTCTTCACTATCCCCTCTACTGACATCCACACCCATAACGTATTTATGTCCCATAATAGGTTCTTTCCATATCCATAAAGAATTACCCATCATTTTATTTTGGGGTTCTTTAATCATATTTTCTTTAACTCTCTGCATTAAAAGAGAATCAAATACATTATCACCTGACCCAAGAAAATTACACTCTAATTCTTGTGAAACTTTTCGTTTATCGTATTTAAGTTTCTTTACCATTCCCTCAAACCAAGATGAACAAGGTTTGTACCCTGAATTCATTATTAATTTAAGTTCATCATAATTTCTATCCTCAAATGATATATTTTCCCAACTGACAATATCCTCTTTTTGATATTCAGTTTTATTTAATAGATAATGAATAATGTCTTTGGTTTTAACTAAATATAAATCTTTTGTATATCTTGGGTCTCTAAACCAAAACATCTCAGATATTTTGAAGTCATTCATTCCCCTATTTGCTTGATTATATATTTCATAATAAATTGGGTCATAACCATTTGGTGTTGATACCACAATAACTTTACCCCCAGTTGATAGTGAAGCCATACAAGCAGCCCAAAAGTCTGAATCCGCGTCAATAAATGCTGCCTCGTCAAATACTAGGATTGTTGGTGTAAAACCACGTAGAGCATCCTTTGAGGTCGCCACAGCTTTTACTTCACATCCATTGTTTGTCTTGTAATGTTTTTGTGAATTTTTATCAACAGAAAAATCAATTCCGACCCAACTTGGCCATTGACCAATAAACATTCTTATTTTATTTGCCATCTCTTGTGATGTATCCAATTTGTTGGCAATGATTAGAATCTTTTCAGGTTTTGTTTTTTTTGCAAAAGCAATTTTTTTA